GTGAAAGCCGTTGTCAGGCCGACCACCCCCCCCAAATGGGCCTATCACAGTTGGCGCTGGGTTGCTCTAGGCCAGCCATGGCAGCCTCTGGCAATTAGGCGGGAACCAGCACCTGCTGACCCTGCAGCACCTGCTGATCCCGCTCCAGCTGAGCCCGCACCAGCTGCTGAGCCTGGCGTGGTTCTTGTCCCCGTAAAACCACCAACTTTCAAGGAAATCTACGCTCAAGCCAGGCTTGAGCACCTTCAAGCCAAGACAGCGCTGTTGGTAGCGCATGCTGAGCTGTTGGTAGCGCAAGTTGAAGCGCTCCGATAAGCCAACCGCTTTTAGGTGGCCAACAGTTTCTATCGACGACATTCCTGACCGAGGTTTCTGATGCCCCAACTAATCCACCACCCAGGCCTCAGCAACGAGGCCTACCACCACCTCAAGGCTGTCAGCCCGTCGCAGATCAAAGTGCTGCGTCGCTCCCCTCTCCACTATTTCGACCAGTTTCTGGCCGAAGACCGCGAGAAGAAGCTGCCCACCGAGGCCATGCTGAAGGGCACGGCGCTCCACACGGCGATTCTGGAGCCGAACCTCTGGGACAGCACCATTGCGGTGCCGCCGCATGCTTTCGATCGCCGCACGAAGGTTGGCAAGGAGCTGGCCGCTGAGTTCGCGAAAGAGTCAGCCGGCAAGATCGTGTTGCAACCCGACGATGCAGACGAGGTGCGGCGGATGGCCGATGCCGTGCGCAAGCATCCTGCAGCCCGCTTCCTGCTGAATATCCCCGGCCGCCGTGAGGCCTCCTACACCTGGACCGATGAGGCCACCGGGCTGGAATGCAAGACCCGGCCGGATTGGCACAGCGATGACCGGCGCATCGTGGTCGATGTGAAGACCGCCATCGACGCCAGCCGGCCTGAGTTCAGTCGGTCGATCAGCAACTACGAGTACCACGTCCAGGCGGCGTGGAACCTCGACGCCCAAGGTGGCGAGCTGTTCCTCAGCCTGGTGGTCGAGAACGCCCGCCCCTATGGCGTGGCCGTCTACCCAGCATCACAGGCGATGCTGGAGGCCGGCCGGCGGCGGATCGAGGCGGGGATGGCGCAGCTGGCGGAGTGCTGGCGAACCAACAGCTGGCCCGGCTACGGCGACGAGATCCAAGCGCCGATCGATCTCCCGGCCTGGAACAAGGACTGAGCCCACCAACCCTTATTGAGAACCCTTCGCAAGCCATGACCAGTTCACAGCTTCAACTGCCGGCTCAGGTCTCCAACCTGCGTGCCGACCTCTCCCGGATGACCCGGGAGTTCGAGGCCGCGCTGCCTCAGCAAATCCCAGTGGATCGGTTCGTCCGCACCATCGTTACGGCGGTGCAGATGCAGCCAGAACTGCTTGAGGCCGATCGCCGCACGCTGATCAGCAGCTGCATGAAGGCCGCCCAGGATGGCCTGTTGCTCGATGGCCGAGAGGCAGGCCTGAGCGTCTACAACGACCGCCAGAAAGGCGGGAAGACCGTCAGCTACCTGCCCATGGTGGGCGGGATCATGAAGAAGATCCGCCAGAGCGGTGAGATCTCATCCATCAGGGCACACGTCGTCTACGAAGGCGATGTGTTCGAGTACGAGCTGGGCGACGAAGAGCGCATCTTGCACCGGCCAAGCCTATCTGCCCAGGGCGGCAAGGCCTTGGCGGCCTACGCCATCGCCCGCTTCAAGGATGGTGACATCCAGCGTGAAGTGATGAGCTTGGCGCAGATTGAGAAGATCCGCGCCAAGTCGACGGGCATCGGCAAACACTGCTGGACTAGCGATTGGGGCGAGATGGCGAAGAAGACCGTCATCCGCCGGCTGGCGAAGCGCCTGCCAAGCTCAAACGACCTGGACCGTGTGCTCGACAGCGACAACGTGAACTACGAGCAGATCACGCCTGTCACCGTGACCGAAGCAGCGCCGCAACAGATCGAAACGGTGTCTGTAGAGGCCTTGAACCGCCAGATCGCGGCAGGCCAACAGCCAACGGCTCCAGTGCATGGCGAAGCCGTTGCAGTGTCACTGACGGATTCTGGCGAGGTTGTGATGGTCGAATCTGTGGCAGCTGAGCCGGAGTCGGCTCAAGCTACACGCGAAGATCCGTTCTGAGGAGATGCCTATGGAGAAAGAGTTCTTTACCAGTAAGGAGTTGTCCAGTCGCTGGCAGCTCAGTAATCAGACCCTTGCGAACTGGCGTCATGCCCGCAAGGGTCCGCCGTTCACTCGCGTGGGCGGCAAGGTTCTATACCCCATTGAGGGTGTAGAACAATATGAGCAGCAACACATGTCTTGCGCTCCCGACAACGTCCTTTCGCAACAAGCACCATGAACGATCCAATCTCAATTCTCCTTCGCTCAGCCTGTCACCACTTCCTTGGAAGGCTGGGAAGCGACCCACAGGTTAAGTATCTCGAAGGCGGCAATTGCGTTGCCAACGTGAATATCGCGATCACTCAACTCGCTGATCGCAACCTCACGGACTGGATCAAGCTGGAGGTCTGGGGCGAAAGCGGCCAGGCGTTTGCTGATCAATGCCGCAAGGGCCAACAGGTCAGCGTTGCGGGCCGAGTCAAGACCGATCGCTGGACGGATCGGCAAACCGGCGAGGAGCGAATGCAGTTGCTGTGCAGGGTGGAGCAATGGCGAGTGATCGAGACGCCAGCCATTGCCCCCGCGCAGCCGGCTCAGCCGGCCCCAGCGCCAGCGCCAGCGCCGGCCGCGGCCCCTGCCCCTGCTCCCGTCGCTCAACATCAGCCGGCGGCCCCGGGCTGGGGTGCGACTGCTCCAGCAGCTGCCCCAACCGCTGCGTGGACGCCTCAGCAGCAGGCTTACGTGCAGCCCCCTGCACAGCCCGCTGCACAGCCACCGGTGTGGGATAGCTCTACCAATCCCCCGTTCTGACCCAGCGACTGGGGCCCGCTCCGCAATGGGTGGGCCCCTTGATTCCCATGATCGACCCGACATTCCTGGCTGCGCTGCGACGTCGCCATCGCGCTGAAATGGTGCTGGTGCTGGTCCAGCTGGAGCAGCTGGCGCCGGGCTGGTGGGAGTCGCTGATCGAGCTGGCAGAGCTGCTGGGGACTGATCGGGCGACCTTGAACCGCAGCCTGGTGCATCTGGAGCGTCACGATCTGATCCGCCGCGTCAGCGTGACTGGCCTGGGCCCAGGCACGTGGATCTGGTGGGTGAAGCGGCATGCAGATGATCAGCCGCCATCAACTGGTGAGCCAGCTTGGCTCTTGCGCGACCTGATCCATGGGCGAGCACTGCAACGTGTGACGCTGAGCGATCGGTATGCATGGGCTGACCGGCACCAGATTCCGCGAAACACGATGCGGTCGTTCCTGGCGGGGAACCAGCGTGTGATGCGGGGCCGGTGGGAGCTGGCCGGCCACCCATGGGAATTGTGACGGTTTGTAACGATGCCTGGCCCTGGCAGCTGTGGCGCCAGATGATTGCATCACGGCCGGAGCTTATCCGGCAGCCATTCCATTTTTCTCTCTCACACCATGGCAAGACAAGTCGAGCTGCACTGCCAGGTCCGCGACCACGGCGAAAGGCGCATCAAGATCACCCCCGCCTGGGCCGGCAAAGGCATCGCCATCCACAAGCCGATAGGCCTTGACCCCGAAACCCGCGAGGTGTATTTCCGGGAAGTCCAGGGGCTCTGGAACCTGACCCACATCAACACCGGCTTGGCCATAGGTTCCTGCCACGGCAACCTGGACCGAGCCAAAGGCTTTGCCAGGCAGTGGGATGCAGATTTCGCCGCCCTGCAGCCTGGTCAAGCCATGGCCCCTGATCGGCTGCAGGCCTGGGCGGCTGTGGTCCAGGAGATGAAGACCGAGAAGACCAAGCCGCCCCGCAAGCGCGCCAGCCGCCGCGGCCGGAAGGTGGCGGCATGACACCACGCCTCCACTGGTCCCATGCCGCTGGCTTCCTGCTCCCGATTCTCATTCTCATCGCCTTTCTCTGGCCCCTGCACAACCCCAGCCCCTGCGCTGATAGGCCAGAGGAATGCCGGCCGGCTGCTTCGGAGGCCCGCTGATGTTCAACCCCGACTTCTATCCCACGCCACCCGACGTGGCGGCCACGATGCTCGACCCGCTCGACCTGCGGGGCAAGATCGTGCTGGAGCCCAGCGCCGGCAGCGGCAACCTGGTTGATGCTTGCCTAGAGCGCGGCGCCGAGGAGGTGCTGGCTGTGGAGCCGGAGCCCAAGCTGCGGGCCATCCTGGCCAGTAGCTTGGCGGTGCTGATCGGCAACGACTGGCTGCAGGTCCAGGCGGAGCAGATCAGCCACGTGGACGTGATCGCCATGAATCCGCCGTTCTCGGCGGACGAGGCCCACATCCTTCACGCCTGGGAGGTGGCGCCGCCCGGCTGCGAGATCGTGGCCCTGTGCAACTGGAACTCGATCGAGGGCCAGTACCGGGGCCTGCAGCTCCAGCTGGCGAAGCTGATCGAGGCCTACGGCAGCAAGGAGGATTTGGGCGAGCGCTTCAGCACTGCCGAGCGGCCCACCCGGGTCAGCGTCGGGCTAGTGCGGCTGACCAAGCCTGGCCAACGTGTAAGCGGGGCTGATGAGTTCGACGGGTTCTTCTTGGGATTCGACGACATTGAGGCCCAGGGTGAGGGGCTCATCCCCTATCGCCGGAGCCGCGACATCGTGAACCGCTATGTCGAGGCGTGCCGCATCTACGACGAGCAGGTGGCGGCCGGCGTTCGCCTCCGCAACGTGCTCGACGGGTTCTTCGGCAAGGATCTCGGCCTGCAGGTCACCGTCGAGGGCCAGGCGGTCACCCGCAACCGGTTTCGGAAGGACCTGCAGAAAGCCGCCTGGAAGCATGTTTTTGATGCGTTTCTGCCGCAGCAGCAGGCCACCAGCCAGCTGGCCAAGGACATCAACGCCTTTGTTGAGAAGCAGTCCCGGATTCCGTTCACCGAACGTAACATCTACCGAATGCTGCAGATCGTCGCTGGCACGCAGGAACAGCGTGTTGATAAAGCGGTGGAGGATGCCATCGACAGCCTCACCAAGCACACCGCAGAGAATCGCTATGGCGTTGAAGGGTGGGTGACGAACAGTGGCTACATGATCAACCAGCGGTTCATTCGTCCCTATATGGCGGAGCCGAGGTGGGATGGCCGTGGCGTCAGCCTCAAGACCTATGGCAGCCAGAGTAATGAAATCAGCGATCTGATCAAGGCGCTGTGCTTTATTACGGGTCGCAGCTACGACGAAATGGCGCAACCTAAGAAGCCACCAGATGATGGCATCTTCTGGCCAGGTGAGTGGTATCACTGGGGTTTCTTCAAGTTCCGCGCCTACAAAAAAGGCACCGTGCATTTCCAGTTTAAGGATTGTGACGTTTGGGCAGCACTCAACGCCCGCTACGCCAGAATTAAGGGGCAGGTGCTGCCTGAAAACCTCCACCGGCCGAAGGGCCGCCGTCGGCAGCCGGTTGCTGCCTGATCATCATCCCATGGACACCAATCTGAATACGCTCCTTGAGGAGCGCGGCAAGCGCTACGGAGACTTCGAAGGCAACGCGCTATGCAGTCAGCGGTTAAAAGCCCTGTTTTTTGCCCATAAAGCTCGGCTTGATATGGATGCTGATCAAACCGAAGCTTTGGAAATGATCGCCCACAAGCTGGGTCGCATCCTCAACGGTGATCACAACTATGCCGACAGCTGGCGAGACATCGCTGGCTATGCGCAGCTGGTTTCTGATCGCCTTGATCGTGAACAGTCCACCACCCCACCCCAATCCAATGTCTGACCAGATCAACGATCTCATCGCCAGGGTCGCAGCCCTGGAACACGCCGCCAATGGCGTGCTGTGGCCTGAGGGGCAGCCGCCAGTTGTCAAGAAACCCTCGGCAGTTGCTCTCGACCATCCTCCTGGCGCCACGAAAATGGTCAGCGAGTATGGGCGCCCAACGAGCACAAACCTGCGCAGCGTATGGGGTTGGCATGGGGTAGATGGCGTTTATGACCTGGGCTACCGCGATGGTGCCACCCAGGCCACCTGCCCCCACATCGTCACCAGCGGCGAGGGCACCAGCTACTGCGCACTGGCGGAGCAGACTGCAGCCCAGCCCCGCCAGGAGCGGGAAATGGTTCCCGTGCTGCGGGTACGGAGAAAAGCCGGTCCAGGTTGTAATGCCTCGGTTTCCGCATGGATGCCTAGCGTCAAAGATCTACCCATTGGGGAACACATTCTTTACGCCTTCCCTGGCGCCTCCCAGCCTCGCCAGGAGGAGCAGCCCACCCCACCGCCCGCGCCTGCTAGTGGGTTGGTGGAGCGGGTGGCGGAGGAGATCTACGACTTCACTGGCGATCATGTTGACGATAATGAGGCCAGCGCCGTGATCCGCGCTGTAGCCGACTGACTGGACACCAGAGGTAATCGCGGCTCTGCTGCAGAGCTGCGCAAGCAGGCCAACCAATGACTGACCACGCGCACCCCCTTGGCATCGCCCTGACAGCCGCCCCGTTTCTGGCCTACTTCGGCATGGGGATGATCTTCTTGCTGTTCTATTTGAGAACGGACCGATGACCGCTTTTGCCGTCACCTGCCCCGAGTGCAACACTCGCAGCAGGAATCACAAAGTCATTCTTGGCCGTCGCTCTCTCGACAACGATGGCGTCGTGAGACGCCACAAATGCGCCAACTGTGCCAACAGGTTTTGGACGTTTCAGGCTGATCCAGTTGGGGTCAGCAAGTACAGAATCAAATGGTCCGACCGGACCCGGCCCCCTGCAGTGGTGCCGCCTGACTGCGGTACAGTCGCTTCGGGATGAAGCGCAGTGCCCAGGGGTGTGAGAGCTCCTGGGCTTTTTTCAGTTCACTTGCATCATTCCAGATGACCTTGCTTTTGATCGGATTTAGCCTTGGCATGTTGAGCTGCTGGCTGATGAACCGCGTGCCACGCGATCGAGACCCTGACTGGCGCCGCAGCTTCAACCACGAGAACACCAACCGCCCATCAGGGCCTCCACCGCTCAAGCTGCGCCGTTCGGAGCGCTTCACCGAGGGCGGAGTCCAACGCGGCAACGGCAACGGCGGGCCCAGCACGGGCAGGCCGGTGATCGACCTGACGGGACAGGAGCGGCCATGAGCAGCACCACCAACCGCCTACCGCTTGCCGAGGCCCAGCACATCGCCGTCGGCGTGATGCAGCAGCTGGAGCCCCACTGCGAGGTAATCAGCCTGGCAGGCTCCATCCGCCGAGATCGCCCCACGATCGGCGACATCGAGATTGTGTGCGTGCCCAAGGCGTATGACGCCACACCGCTGTTCTGCAGTGGCCTCGCCACTGTGGTGAACCAGTGGGAGAAGGTGCGTGGGGAGCTGCCCTGCAAATACACGCAGCGGATCCTGTCCGAGGGGATCCGGCTCGATCTGTTCATGGTCCATCCCGACGGCTACGGCCTGCAGCGGGCGATCCGCACCGGCTCGGCTGACTGGTGCCGCACGGTGCTGGCGCCAGCCTGGGTGCGGGCTGGCTACCACTCTGAGGGTGGCCTGCTGCGCCACGCCGATGGCTCGGTAGTGCCAGTGCGCACCGAGCCGGAGCTGTTCCGGCTGATCGGCCTGCCCTGGGTGCATCCGCGGGATCGGGAGGTGCAGCCGTGAGCGAACCCAAGACGCGGCCGATCCTATTCAGCGCCCCGATGGTGCTGGCGATTCTGGAGGGGAGGAAAACGCAGACGCGGCGAATCGTTAAATTGCCTACGATAGACTGGGACCCTTCAAATACGCTAAAGTGGGAAGATCCTGAGTGTTTTCACTCACTAGAAAACTGCGATGATTTTGTTGCAAGTTTTTCGGATAAAGCAGGCTCTATAATCTGCGTCAAATGCCCATACGGCACGCCTGCTTATCCTGTTTTCAGGCGGCCTGCAGACCGGCTGTGGGTGCGAGAGACCTATGCCGCCCCGCATAATTGTGACCACCTAAAACCGCGAGAGATTCCAGAGGGGGCGCGGATTCATTATGCAGCGACTGAAGAACGCGGCGGCCTGCTGTGGCGGCCGTCGATCTTCATGCCCCGCTGGGCCAGCCGCATCACCCTGGAGATCGCCGCCGTTCGCGTTGAGCGGTTGCAGGATATTTCCGAGGATGACGCGCGGGCGGAAGGATGCGATCCAGTTGTTCACTCAGACGGCGCGGCTGATTGCGGCACCCGAAAAACCACCTTCGCCAGCCTTTGGAGCACGATCAACGGCCCCGAATCATGGGACGCCAATCCCTGGGTGTGGGTTGTGGAGTTCCATCGGTCATCCCAACCGGCGGGGGAGGCAATGGCCAATGTTTGACCACGTGATCATCGACGCCAGCCGCCAGCCATCGCAGATCCGCTGTCTGCATTGTGGGTTTGCTCAGGATCTGCAGCTGCCCATGGCGATCCGCGAGCTGGCGGCCCTGGAGCGGCGGATCAACGCCGAGCACCGGGGCTGCAAGCCGCGGAGCAAAGCCTGACCCCATCTGTGGTCACTGCGTGGGAACGCCCGCCGCGCTGCAGGCTGTCCCTGGAATGTTCGAGCCCCGTAAGCCCTTGGCCTGCGGGGCTTTTCCTTGGATGCGGGGGCAGGATTTGAACCTGCGACCTTCAGGTTATGAGCCTTGTGTTCTCGGTTCCCTGTGGTTCCCGCTGCGTCCCCGTGCATTGGAAATGCTGGGGATGGACACCCGGCGGTTCCTGGCGTATCCCTGCCGATCCCGGCAATCCGTGGGAACGACGTGGGAATGTTTCAGTTTGTAACGAGAGCATGGCGGGATGGGGTGATGGGGCTGATAGTGGGTTCATCGGGAGGCAACCGCCTCCTCCGGGGCTCTGACCCCTGGCCCGCGGAGAGCCTGCCAAGTAGTCGGCATTCCCCGCAATCCATTCCATCGCAGCAGCAAGCCATGCCTGATTCATCATCCAAAGCACGAGAAATTGGAGAGATTTATAACAACTTTGGCGACCTTGAGGTAAAGCAAGTGGGTGCCCATTTTTTCTGGGCCATTACGAATTACAACGGCCGTCCCATCTTCTGGGAGAAAATACCTGAGTATCTATTCGCGGCGTTGAACCGCTTCCAGGATGAGTCGGAGCAGGCCGCCCAAAAGCCAGGCAATACCTGACCCTTCCCGCACACCATCCCACCACATCCCCGCCATCCCTCCAATGTCCACTCAAGAACCGATCTTCAGCATCGAGCAGCGGCTGACCGCCGTTGAAGATGCTGTGATAGGACTGCAGGCCACCGACCTTGCTCGGCTAACCCGCGAGCAGGCACGACCGCCTCATCTGCGATTTCCATTGCGTCTCTACTATCTGCTGGAACAGTTCAACGCAGAGTTGAGCTACACCACGAATGACGATGGGATCCACCTGTCGATTGGGGGCAATCGCATCCTGGGTGGCGCTGGTTTTCTTGATCGCGATGAACTGCGCCAGCTGTTGATCAAGGCCGGTGTGCTGGCTGAGCAACACGCCCGCCGCTGCGGCGAGCTGGTCGCCCAGGAGCAGGCCGATGGCTGACGCCACCCGGATCATCGCCCCGTCGCCAGAAGAACTGGCGGCGTTCAAGGCCGCTTGCCAGCAAGCCGGACGCCGTCTTGCCGAGCGCGTGAGACGGGTCGAGATCGATCTGATCTTTGACCTGCTGAAGCAGCCGCCGCAGGCCCAGCAGGGGGAGAAGCAGGCCCGTGAAGCTCACCAAGACAGCCGTTGACCGAGCCCTCCCCCTCCCACGCCGGTATCGCCTCAACGACAGCCTGGTCCCCGGCCTGTGCCTGCTGGTGCTGCCGTCGGGAACCCGCACCTACTACCTGCGGCACCGCGTCGATGGTGCCCAGCGGGAGCTGAAGCTGGGGAGCCCGGCGGAGCTGAGCCCCGACCAAGCCCGCGAGCTGGCCCGCGCAGCCCTCGCCCGCGTCCGCGCTGGTGGTGATCCTGCGGCGGAGCGCCGAGCCGCCCGGGAGGCCCCGACGATCGGGGCCCTCGCCGCCCGCCACCTCCAGGCCCACGCCAGCCGGAAGCGATCGGGCCGCAATGATGAGATCCTCTGGCGGCGGCACATCCTGCCAGCCTTTGCCCGCGTGCGAGTGGCCGCCCTCACCCGTGAGCAAGTGCGCGAGTGGCATGCCTGCCACCCGCAGCCGGCGACCGCGAACCGGGCCCTGGAGGTGCTCGGGGTGGCGATGGGGCTGGCGGAGGAGTGGGGGTGGCGGCCGACCGGCACCAACCCGGCCCGTGGCGTGCGGGCCCACCCGGAGCGACAGCGCCGCCGCTATGCCAGCCCGGACGAGCTGAGCCGCCTGCGCGAGGCGATGGCTCGATGGGAGGCCCAGGGCCCGCTGGCGATCCGCTGGCGGTTCGTCCAGCTGGTGCGCCTGCTGCTGCTCACCGGGGCCAGGCTCCGGGAGGTGATGGAGGCGCAGTGGTCGGAGATCGACTGGAGCCGCGGCGTGCTGCGGGTGCCGGCCGAGCGGGGGAAGACCGGGGCCAGCGAGGTGCGGCTGAGCGATCGGGCGCTGGCGATCTTGGGGGAGCTCCACTCGAAGATCGGGAAGCTGCTCCCCGAAAATCGGTGGGTGATCCCCGGCGAGACGGGCGATCGGCCGCTGGTTGGCTACCGGCGGATGTGGCTGGCGTTGCTGGAGGACGCGGGGGTGACCGATCTGCGGGTGCATGACCTGCGCCACACGTTCGCCAGCTACAGCCTCAGCGGGGGGCAGACGCTGGGGACCGTGGGCCAGCTGCTGGGCCACCGCAGCACCCAGAC